CATTGCATTCTCTGACTACGCTGGTGTTAGGGGCAACTGAAAGCAGTATTAGCGGAGATACCTGGACAATCAAGAAAACTACAGGTGCTACATTTACAACTAAAACCGTGACTAGTGATACTGACGCCGTGCCTATTGTAGGGGTGACCTAATGGCAGTGGGTAGACAAGGTGTTCTATCTCTTACGATGGGTTTGGTTTGGTGGCCGTTCTCGTTTGCGGGTCGCAGACAGAGCAATACTATTACCGATTTATCTGTGGCCCTTGGGTCAACGGTGGCCAGTAAGGCCGTAAGGACCACGGCAGCCAGTGTAGGCAGCAGAGGTGTAACCACGACAACAAGGACAAGGCAATAAGATGGCAAGCCCAGACCTCATCATAAAAAACGGAGACACACGAAACTGGACGTTTACGCTGTCCGATGCCGATAGTACCGCCTTGGACTTGACCGCTAGTCGCGTACGGTTTGTAATGAAGCAGCATGAGTGGCACGCCCATGACTTATTTGTTCGGGATACTGAGGGGGTTGGAAGCGACAACATTGCAATTACGGCCCCGGCTACTAATGGCATTCTGACTATCACGCCTACAGCCGCTGATTGGGTTGGATTATCGGACGCATCAGGTGTGTTCGTGGGCGAGTTTAAGGTAAGCGACCAAACAAATACGAATTATCAGTACACGATGGATGTGCAAATACGAATAGATGGTTCAATGGTATGATATTAGATAAACCCACAGCCTATTGTGTAGATTGTGGCGAGCCGATCCCAGGGGGGAGGATCGGCCGTCAGAAACGATGCAAGGTCCATCAAACAGCATGGAAGGACCGGGCAACCGCTGCAATTGATCGAAGCAGGTTGAAGTCCGCCGAGCGGAAGAAGGCCGAAGAAGGAATGACGCGGGAGTATTGTTATGGCACTAGATAGCAAAACAATCGTCAGCCTCCAAGATGCCCGACTGTATCTCAGTAAGTCTTCCACCAACACGGCTGACGACCAACTTATCGATATGCTCACCCAACACGCCTCCGAGGCCATGGCCAAGGAACTGGGCGTGGATAATGTAGTGAGCACAACCTACCGGGAGTTTCACGATAGCCATAAGGGATATAACTTGTGGACCCATAATTACCCTATCATTAGTGTTGATCTGATAAGCGTTGGTAGGGATGACGCCTTGACGATCAACTATGGTGGCGGTGATGCCAGCTATGCCACGGTGGAAGTAACAAAGACGACATTACGATTACGGAAGCGAGTCAACGGCACACTGACGGCGTCCACGTTTACTTTGACCGATTATGCCACTATGACGACTCTGGAGACCGCCGTTGAGTTGATTAGCGGGTGGTCTATGATAATCGCCACAGATTTTGGCTCGTACGCACCTGCTGCATTGGTGCCTGTCCCGGCGTTGGATGCTAACGAGATTACTATAACGTTAGGCGTGCCGGATCAGGGCGAAAATGAATGCGAGATTGAGGAAAGATGGGGCAAGTTATATAATCCATATGGTTGGAAGGGGTGTGGAAGCAGATCAATCTGTGTCGAGTACACGGCTGGGTATGCGAGGGAGGATTTGCCCCAACCGCTGAAGGCCGCGTGCTTGATGGTGATAAAATCAATGTACGATGGTGTGAAAAGAGATTTGTCAGTGAAGTCAGAGCAGATTGGGGACTATCGGTATCAGCTTGCTGACCACGTGAGTACTGTAACTAGCCCACTTGTCCAGGAAATGTTGGGGCCATTTAGGCGACAATCATTATTCGGAATATGAGTATAGAAAGCTTATCAAACACAACCGCAACCATATACACCATCACCCAGGGTAAGGATGGCTATGGGTCATATACGGACGTGAGCGACGTACTCTATATCGATGCCCCGTGTCGCATTCAGCCGATGAGCGGCAACGAGCGGGCCATGTATCGTAGGAATAGTGTGGAGGTGGACACGAAAATCTTCTTTCCCGGCAACTACAGCGGGATAGTAGAAAGCGGATTCATCATAGGAGCAAACGGGACACGTTACGATATCGAGTTCGTACAGGACGTGGATCTCATGCAGCACCATTACGAAGTATATGTCAGGTCAGTAAGGACAGCACTCTAATGGCTCTAATATGGCACGGTAAAAAAGTGACAAAGGCTATTCACGCCGACGCCAGGGCGAAGGTGCTCAAAGCAATTCTGCTAATGGAGGCCGATGTCAAGATGTCTATGCGGAAAGGCGGCCGCACAGAAAGTGGGGCCGTTGAAGGTAAAGGCAAAAACCGTAAAGACCCAATGACAGGCAAGCGGCCTGAAAAGATCGGTACGTATCGATCTAAGGGCGGTGAGGGGTCTGAATCCGGTGAGGTGCCTCGCGTGCAAACAGGGACGCTTCGCAGGTCCATTACGCACGAGATGCACAAGGCTTTACCGATAGGTCGAGTGGGTACGAATGTAGTATATAGCAAGTGGCTTGAGTTTGGCACCCGACGAATGAAACCCCGCCCGTTTATGCGGCCCAGCATCCTGCGGATAATGCCCGCACTCAAGGGCATATTTGCAACGCCTGTGAAGGGGGGATTTATGCCGTGAAAGAGCTGATGAAAACAATAGCCAACACCGCCAATGCTAATACGACCCTCAGCACGGCCGTGAACAGCGACGTTTGGTGGGACGAAGTACCGGCGGACACGCCTATGCCCTATATCACGTTTCACAACGTAGCTGACGGCCCAGTCAGGTGCTTCTCGGCGGATGCTGACTTCCAAGAGGTGATGATACAGTTTAGTATTTTCCACGAAACTTCCGCCGTAGGGGCTGAGAACCTGGCCAGCGACTTGGCAATTGTGTTTGACCGTAAGGTGATAGCGTATGACAGCAGGACGGCAATATCTAGCGAACGACTACCGGGCGGCACGGGGCCGACAAAGCTGGAAGACTGTTGGCAAAGAACGCAGGATTATCTTTTCAGATACCAATAAATGACCGCCCCCCGAACACCGGCGGGCATAACGTAGGAGAGTAGAAAATGGCAGTGATAGCAGGATACAATGGTAAAGTGGACTGGGGCACCGTGATAAGCGATGCTAACTATAACGTCGTAAGCTGGAGTCTGGATTATACAACGGACACGGTGGACACTACCGACTTCACGAGCACAGGTTGGAAGGCGTTTACCGCCACCCTGAAAACGTGGGCCGGATCGGTGGATACGTTTGTAGATGCGAGCAACCCGCTTACGATAGCGGATGTGGGTACGTCGGCTACGATTGAGCTATATCTTAGCGATGCTCTTTACTATCACGGTTCGGCGATATGTACCGGTATTCACCCGAGCGTGGGTGTCGAGGGTGTCGAAACCCAGACGATTGATTTCCAGGGTACTGGTGCCCTGACGCTTACTTAAGAGGAGAACAACATGGCCGTAATGGCAGGATTTAATGGGAATGTGCTTTGGATGAGCGATGCGGCCGTGGCGTCGGACTCTACGAAGATTTACTTATCCGATGCCACGCATAGATTATATTCGTGGTCGCTGGACTACACGACGGATACGGTGGATACTACGGACTTCACCAGCACGGGATGGAAGGCATTTACACCTACGCTGAAAACGTGGAATGCTACCGTCGAAGCGTTTATTGACAGCACAAAGCCAATCCCGATTTCTGATGTTGGCTCTACCGCCGTGCTGCGGCTGTTTAGCTATATCAGCGATGAGACGAATGACGATAGTTACTATCGGGGAGATGCTATCTGTACAGGTATTCACCCGAGTGTATCTGTTGAAGGCATTGAGACACAAACGATTGACTTCCAGGGTACGGATGCCCTGATTCAGAGTGATGTAACGGTTATTTAAGAATAGGAGATATGTGCTATGGCTGATAGCCAAGACATAAGCCAGGCCGCAGGAACCGGAGTTGAGATTGAGGTGGCTGGCAAGAAATGGAAGTTGCTCCCCCTAACGGTAGGAGACCTTGCCGCGTTGCAAGAGGACATCCGTAGTAGGCGGTGTGCTGCTGCTCGACAGGCATGTACTGATATGCCCGCCGCCCAGGTAGTAGAGATATTGACGGATATCATCCAAGCCCCTATCGATGGGGAAACGATGGACCGTGAAATGGAGACGATGGCCGGTTGCCAATTCTCTCTCTGGCGGTCTCTCAAGAAAACGCACACGGAGTTGTCGTTGAAAGACGTGGGTGAGATGTTCGCCATGGATGAACTGTTCAAGGCGATTCTACCTGTGCTTCAGTCGATCAGTGGGATGGGTGCCGACGAAAGCCCTCCAGCACAGCCGCAGGAGACCCCCTAGCCTGGGACTTTTGTTTTAGCCTCCTCGCCAGATACTATGGATATAGCGAAGGGGATATTTTGCGGCTGACACTTAGGCAGTTTCGGGACAGGCTAGGGGATGTTTGGGAGATAGAGAAGATGTTCAATGGAGAGGGAAAAGGCCGCATCAGACGTGACCATAAGAAATGGCGTGAGATGTTAGCCAGGGCAGGCAAACCGATTCCCAAGAACTTAAAGAGGAGATAGACTCATCAAAATCGCCGCGCTTTACGCCGAGTTCCGCACTAAGGGCCTGAGTAGATTTCACGCTGGGCTGAAGACAGCCCATGGGTCTTTGGTGAAAATGGATGCGGCGTTGGTCAAGGTTGGCCGTATGTCAAGGACCGCATTCATTGGCATGGCCGCAGCGGCGGGTGTTGCTATTGCTGCCGCTGTCAAGTCTGAAAAGTCCCTGGCGATGGTCAGTACTATGCTTGACGAAGCAACCATACGATTTCTGCCTGCGTACAAGAAGGGCCTCCGCGAATTGTCCTTGCAAATGGGCGAGTCCGGTGAAACACTGAAACGGGGCCTTTACGATATCCTATCTGCGTCGATTGCCCCGGCCAAGGCTATGGGTGTCTTGGCTGTGGCCGCGAAGGCTGCGGTTGGCGGCATGACCGACACGTCCGTGTCGGCGGATGCTTTGACCACGATCCTCAACAGTTACAAGATGACCGCCGAGGACGCGGCCAAGGTTTCGGACAAGCTGTTTATGACAGTGAAACGTGGCAAGCTAACATACGCCGAGTTGGCTGGATCAATCGGCATGGTATCCGCTACTGCCTCCATTGCCGGTGTAAGCCTGGACGAATTACTGGCAACGGTCGCCACCGTAACCAGAGGCGGCATTAACGCCCATGTGGCCATGACGGCCGTGACCGGTGTTCTTAAGTCTTTCCTTAAACCTACCGATGACGCAAAGGATATGGCGAAGTCGCTTGGCATCGAGTTGTCCACGGCCACGCTCAAGGCCGAAGGGCTGTCCGGCGTGTTCAAGAAGCTCGTTGGAATGAAGGCCGAAGACCTCGCCAAGCTCTTCCCGAATATTCGTGGCTTGCGTGGCGTCGCTATTGCTATGCAGGACCAGGCCGGTTTGACCAAAGACCTCGGCCTACTGATGAATTCCGCTGGCCAGGCGGGTGAGGCGTTCAATAAAATGTCTGGCACGATGGCGTTCCAGTTGGGCCAACTCAAGCAAGAGATATCGGCCCTGGCCAAGGATATTGGTTTTGCCCTTATGCCTGCGTTTAAGGATATGGTTAAAGGCATCAAAAACTTTGTGGGAGGGTTGGGAGCGGAAGGGATTGCCACATTCATAAAATGGGGCTTGGCAATTACAGCCGTGGGCATTGCCCTACCTAAACTTATCGGTGGTCTTAAACTTTTGTCCGGTGCGTTGTTATTTTTAATGGCTAACCCGATAGCAGCCATTGTCTTGGCAATTGCCGCTGCATTTGTTGGTCTCGGTATCGCTATTGCTAATGCCTCGAAACCTGTTAAAAAGTTTAAGGATACAGGTAAGGCTTTGAAGGACAACAAAGCCAAGATAGCATCCGCTAAAAGTTTAATGGATGAGTTGACCTCTATCAATGATAAAGAACACCTAACTAATAAGGAACGAGAACGCGCTGTCGAATTAGCAAAACAACTTACGGTTATGTATAGAAGCGTAGGATTATCTATAGATGTTGTATCCGGTAAAGTAATAGGTTTGGTTGGTGCTCAAGAAAGATTGGCTAAAATAATGGAGGCCAGTCTAATTAGGTCTACGAAGGCAGACCTGGAACAGCAAGAAGCTCGAGCTGGTAGAATAAAGACTAATCTAGTCGATGCCAAGAAGTATGAGGGTAATTGGCTCCGTAGTCCTGGGCTTTTCGACGACGGCACTGAATGGGTCAAAAAGCTTGAGAAGGGGTTGAAAGAAACTAGGGAAAAAATCAAGGAACTAAAAAAAGAGCTTGACGATTTGTTGCAATTCGGTGGGACAGGAGAGAAAAGCGATAGCGGAATAAAAGACCCCATAAAGCTAAAACTTATCA